AAATATGGAACTGTAATTAAATTTTTTTGTTACCAGGCACAAGAAGCTGAAGAAAAGATTATTATACCTCCTCCTAAACCCAAGGTAAAAGCATAATTGACAATGTGTTCAAATTGTGTTAGAGGCTAAAACTTCTCACCACAATCACCTACTCTCATGTCCCTCTTTAGAGTGGGTGTGATTTATTCACACATACACCCACAAAAAATACCACTATCATCTTTCATCATATGAACATTAATAGAGTCAACATATGTCGTTAATTTTAAACTTAAAATATCACAAAGATCAAAACAATTTATTACAATTCTTTCTACCAATGATATACCTTCCATCATCTGCTTGGTCACGGGCACCAGATGATACATCCCGTCGTTTAATATTATGAGATCCATTAGCCCACTCCTTTATAAGTTTATACCACTCTTTTTTATATTTCGAATTCTTCGTTTGATTCCAATTTTTTGCTGCTTTTTCTATTTTTTGCAGTGTCATCGTGTGTTCTTCTTCCCCATTTAATTATTCTTTCAAAATTATTAGCTTTTATCTTAATTTTAGGACCATAGGGTTTCCACGCATTGGCTACTAAATTAAGTTCAATTAATAAATTAGCCCACTGCTTGGAAGTTATGTTATTTATTTTTAAATTTATATTTCTATCTTTCATATTTCCTTTTTGAGGGGCCCGAAGGCCCCACAATATTAGTCCTCAAAAAAAATAGGTGTAAACACCACTTTATGTTTTTTATTACGAGTATTATATACTTTTTTAATGACATCGTACCATTGTAAAGTATTTACACAACCAGAAAACATCTTAGATCTTTTCTTTAGCTTACCCACGAAATGTTCCTTATCAAAATTTCTGTGAGATATTGCATGTAGTAATGCAAACATGAAGAGACTATTCTTCACTTCTTTACCTAATATGTCAAACACATTGCCTAAAAAAGTTCCAATTTTTTGGGCTTTTTGTCTAGCTGTATCTGATATATCAAACCTACCTTCCATAAAGTCTATTTCAAGACCTCTTTCTCTTTTATGAACACCATTTAATATGGTAGTCACAACAGAAAACTTATTATCTAAAGCGTATGTTTCCATAAACTCTTTGTAATAAATATATGCTGGTAGTCCTTTATCTACATAACGTTGAAGATAATCTCTATTACCCCAACTTAACTTTGTAGAGTTCATACTCGGTACATCATTAATAGTCATGTAATCCACGATTATGAATCTTATTGGTAGATCTAAAGTCTTATACGCTTCATATCTGTGTTGCCCATCTAGGATCGGATACTTTCCGTCTTTATTCATAGGTCCAACGTAGATTGGTATTTCCCTTAGATTCTTTCTTTTTATTTTAGCAATCAACTTGTTAACGTGTGTTTGGTTAACACCTCGATTACCTTTTATAAAACAAAACAAATCATATTGTTTTGTTTCATTTACTTCACTAACTTTTTCTACAAAGTCAGTCATCTTAACTGTGCCATTGGCACTTTTCTTTTTTGCTTTCATATCACTCCTTTTGTTTGTTATTAGCAAAATGTAATTCAAATAATTCCATACTAGGGTAATTTAAATTACAGGGATAATATAGTATCTTATAGGAGTTTTGTCAACGTCTTTTTGATTTTTTTATCTGTCTTTTTTTATGTTTATTCAACCTCTTCGTGTGTCTTCCAGGCCTTTTTCTAGGTCTTTCTCTTTTAGGCTTAGTAACTACACCAAATTTGGGTCTTTTACTCATTAAAGTGTTTAATAGTTATATGATCTTTGCTAGTAACGTGGGGCATATAACTAATTTTACCATTGATTTTTTGCTCAATGTCTGTTCCACAAGTAGTACATCTAAAAATAGTTTTATAAATTGATACAAATATGCTTTCTGCAGTGCAAATGGGACAAACCCCATTTACTACCTGGGCAGCTACATCAAGTGTTTCTAAGGGTCTTTTTTTGTCCATGCTTTTTTCTGTTGTATGCTTTCTTATTCTTTATCACAATCTGACGGTAACGTCTATCTTTAAGATATTTAGCTATTGGATTCTTTTTAGTCAAGGATTATTGCTTTTATGGATTTTTCACCCATGTATATCTCAGTCTTTGCTTTACCCTTCCAGCATTTGTAAGTTACTGATTCAGAAAAAGTTCTTTCAGCCTCACGTTTCCCGCGTAAGCACATTGCCATCGAGTCTTGAATACGATGTTCTTTTATCTCTCCGTTAATGAACATAAGTAAAGCTATAATTCCAGATTCTATCATTTATGACCTCCATTTTTATAATGTATTTCTCTATTAGCATCTTTAAGCTTTTCAATATCTTCTAAAACTTTATCCATTTGTTTTCTTAAAAATTCTATGTTGACTTTATTTAAAGCCATTGACTCAATATGTTTGTTCAACTTATCGGTGGACTTGTAAAGATCCTCGATCATCATAAATTGCTCGCTATCTGCAGGAAGCGAACCAAGTTGGCCCCGCGGCCATTTGATTCTAAATTCTGTATTCTCAGTTAAATCTTTGGACATTAGTTCTACTGTTGTTTGAATTTTGTTTTGGGTCTCAATGATACCGAAGTAAGCCCAGGTGCCAATCGCGACCATCGCGATCAAACTGGCAACCGTCTTCATAGGCATTTGCACGGCTGCTTCTTCAGAAATTTTTAAAGGTTTACCCATTAGTTATAACTATACCCCGTGTTGCCTTGTTCTAATTTTTTAAATAATAATTCGTGTTGTTTCATAATGTCTTCATCTGAGTCCTGCATGTCATCCATTTGATCTTGTAGTTTTTCAACATATCTTTCAAGTTTATGTACTTTATCTTGTTGTACAGCTTGAATAGTAGATAATTCAAATGTTCTAGATAGACTCCAGCCAGCTAACGCCAACAAAATTCCAACTAACATTGTCATTAATTTTTCAATCATGTTTTACTTCGTTTTCAAAAGACATGTCTGTTGCATGATCCTTTTGATATTTATAAGTTCTTTTTCCACATTTACAATTATCACAAGTGCATATACCATAATCATCTGCATGAAGGTCTCCACTACAATGACAATCACAGTGACAATTTTTGCACTTACTCATTATTTTTTCCAATCAAAAAGCCATTTGACATACCAATTCCACATAGCTTTTATTTTTTCCTTAATTTTTTTAATCATTTTTCTTTTCCTCAATCTCGTAGAAGAATTTATCAGTGTCTTCTGTTCTCCACTTCCTCGTGTCTTCTACATTCCACTCGGATGTTTGCACCTTCCAATCTGGAACTTCGTCTTTAACTGTAAAAGATGGGATGTCCCATATTAGTCTATTGTTAGGTTGAGCTGCATAGTTGCCGTTTTCCAACGCAAGTATGTGTGCGCACTTATGTTCGTGCGGAATTTCTGAATGATCAGTATCTAGTATATTACTATCTGGGTGAGCAAAATCAACAGTAAATAAGTAAGCACCGTGGTACCATTTTTTATCTTTGCCTATGTATTTACCGGATTGACCGTCTAAAATATCATAGCTAGTAACAGCAGGATAATAACTAAAGCAATTCCAGAGTTGAAGTTCATCAAGTCTTTGATGTGGAACAGTTTCCGGTTGAAAACCACGTTGAATAAAGGCCGAAATAGGTAACCTATAAAAGATCGCACCATTTTCCATAATTGCATGAAAAAGTAACGGACGACCAGTGATGGACGAAAGCCCAAATACAATGCAGTCTTCAACTTCGCCATGATGTTTTTTAAGATCATAGAGATACTCCCTCCTGATCTGTGCGTACGTCACAGGAATGTTTGCGTTTAAGTAAGCCATGGCACATTAAAATATTATGGCGCCAACAATAAGACCAGCAACAAAACAAACAATTTCTCTTCTGTTGTGTAATTGCCAAATCATAAATTTGTCTACATATTGTTTCATAGTTTCCTCCTATTTTATATTACCCCAATTAGGTCCCGATTCATAGTCTACTTTATTTGGAACTTCAAGTGTTACTGCAGATTCCATTATTTCTTTTATCTTATTTGCATTATCACTTACTGATATATCAAGTTCATCATGAACTTGTATGTGTGGAGTAATTCCTTCTTTATATAATTCTATCATCGCTTTCTTTGTCATGTCAGCAGCTGATCCTTGTATTAATCTGTTTAAAGCTTTGTACGTGTAAGCACGTTTAATCCCTGGTCCGTGTTCCTGAAGTGCTGCATCGTGTGGTAATGGTTTATGAATGCCAAACTGTGTAGGTTCCCATAAATGAAACCTGCATAATCGTCCTAGCAACGTACGGATTTGACCTCGCTCTTGTCCTCTATTCATAACGTTGTCCATTAATCTTTTTACGAATGGAACTTTGTTATGATACTGTTTAAATAGATCGTCAGCTTTATCTTTTGATACACCGAGTTCTGCTTGTAATTTATTTTTACCCATACCATAGAACAGACCAAGATTTATGGTCTTGGCCTGTGATCTAGGTATCTCAGCCATGTCTGCCACGATCGTATGGAAATCAGCATCACCTTGTTTATAGGCTTCCAATACTTCGTCCACTCCATAGAGATTCTGTAAAGCTGCATAATGCACTACCAACCTAGGCTCTTGCTGAGAATAGTCAAATACACCCCACGTATGGCCTTCCTCGGGTATGAATAATGACCTAATCCGTGGTCCAAGTTCCTTGTTCCGTGCTGGTATTTGCTGGAGATTAGGGTTAGCATAACTAAACCTCCCAGTTACCGTTCCGCCATTATCGGATCTAAGTTGGTTAATTTCAGCATGTATTCTTCCTTTATGATTATGTTTTAATATGGTATCAATAAACGTGGTATGAGCCTTATTTATTTCACGGGCTCGGGCTATTCGTTTCACCAGTGGGTGGGGGTGATTCTGAAGAAAGTTTTTTGTAAATGATGGAGAATTTGTTTTTTCGGTGCGGTCAAATGGTAGGCCAAGTTTTTGAAAAACTTGAGCGATGGATCTCGCTGCCCATATTTGAACATCTACTTGGGTTTCTTTTTTTATCTTTTGTAATAATTCTTTTTCTTCTTTATGTAATTCTTCTTTTAATTTGTGAGCTGCTTCTACGTCTACACGCACTCCTAAAAACCGCATATCGACTAGGCAAGGAAAAAGTTCTGTCTCTAAATCAAAAATAGAAGTTAAGTCTTGGTGTAAAATTTCTTTCTTAAGTTCTTGCCAAAGTTCATAAGTTAATTCAGCATCTTTTTCTGCATATGCTCCAACATACATAGCCGGTAGCTTATACATTTCAGCTTTGGCATCTACTCCCCAGTCTTTTGCAGCTTGGTATAAGGCTGATTCATCTTTGCCATAACCTACATATCTCCTGCTACAGCTGTTTAAATCGTAGCGCATTTGATTTTCATCAACGATCGCTGCAGCAATCATGGTATCAATTATCTTACCATTTATTTTAAGACCAAGAGATCTAATCCAACATACGTCGTACATTGCATTATGAAATATTTTGATGGAATCTGTGTCAAGAACACCTTGAAACCATTTTAAAACTTTCTTCCTATCCATATTACCACCACCTTCGTGAGCAATTGGATAATAAGCTGACCATCCTTTAACAGCGACAGCAATACCAGTAACGTCTCCCCTACCGGCCACAGAACCCGACCCCATTTTAACAAGGTCTGGATCTTTTGTTTCTAAGTCAATTGCAATCTCATCATACTTGGATAAGTCTGGAAAATCTGTTGGAGGTAGCCATTCAGTTTGGGCTTTAAACAATGGAAACTGTATCATTTATTTTCCTTTTTTTGGTGAAATACTTCGTACCAAGTATCACATTCATCGCAGTTATACATACTTACAATATTATGTTCTGAATCTGGAAAAGTATCTTCGGTATCATAATCATTATTCCATCTTACTTCTGCATTACAATAGAAACACTTCATTTAATGATGCCCCATGAATTCTTTTTTTCTTTTTTTATCTCTTTCACTGGCTCAGGATAGTCTCTATCGATCGCCATGTCAATATAATGTTTTGCTTTTAGTAAATCTTCTTTCTGATTTTTTTGTTTATGCCTACATAAATATTTTATGGCGTTGCCCTCAGCAAATGGAAGATTATTTTTGTTAATAAATTCTGAAGGTTGAATAACCATGTTTCGATAGTGGTTTCCACCTACCTGCTTTTTATATATATCGCTCATCTTTACTTTCATTTATGTTTATAACACACCTTAAATTATGTTGAGGTTGGTACGCAGTATGTAAAATACTGCCGTCAAAAATTAATAGTCTACCTTGTTTAGGTTTTATTTTTTTGTGTATTTTATTATTTTTAAATAATACCGTTTCACCATCGGAGTCCATTACATAATATAAATAAACTTGATGCGGCTTTTTAGAGTCTACGTGTGGAGTGTCATAAGTAGATTTAGTTTTTTTTAAGCT